TTCTCCAAGTCCTTGGGGTTCATCTGCAACTCACCATGATACCGGAACTCACTGTCACTTGGTATAACGATGACATCAGCCCACTCTATCGACTCAGGCGTTCTCTTTGGTCTAGTACCATCAAACGATATGTTGTATGTCCGGTATTCGTTCTGTGGATTGTTTCTCATCCACTTAACATAATTCTCCAAGAAACTATCGAGTACCGTTGCTAATGGGCCCTCGTACTTTACATTAGACCTTAGTCTTGCACATGTTATTTTCATTAACAACTACCCTCTTTCTTAGACTTGTAGTTGAGAAAGAATGTTCTCTATTGGTGTAGTGAATTTCTATGTCTAATTCCCTACCCGTATATTCTTTCCACTCATATTCCTGTCCCAGAAACCTTATGTCTGGATTCCTAGCAAGCAACAAATCAACCAACGACTCCTCAGTTTCATATGGAATTATCTCATTGACGTATCGAACTGCCTGTAGTTGTTCATATCTCTCATAGACAGACTGAACAGGGGGGTTCTTCTCATCGGGTCTATCAATAGTTGGGTCTGTCTGCAATGCACATATCAAATAATCACAATTATCTTTTGCTTCTCTTAACATACATATATGGCCTGCATGTAGTAAGTCAAAACAACTTGCGACAAACCCCACCTTTATCGATTCATTAATCATGTTTGTCTGCCAACCATTCCATCCGCGAAAACTCTCCGTACCCACCAACCAACTCACCATCCACAAATACTTGCGGGAATGTTTTTGCGTTGGGTACTTTTTCTATCAGTTCATCCATTGAGAAGTCTACATCCAACATAAGTTTTTCGTAGTTGGCAGGCATAGCTTGAACTATCTGTTCTGCAATCTTCTCAGCTTGGTCACAGTATGTACATGCTGGTTTTGAATAAATTTGTATTATCATCTTATTATATCTATCGTGTTAATTGTTTCAGAATTCCAAACTTCCAGTTCCTTTCGTATCCGGCCGTCTGATACCAAGTTGTTATATCGTTTGATTGCCTTCTTGCGCCACCACTCAATAACATTGGGCAGTTCAAACCTATCAAAGTTCTCCGCCTTTTCTAATTGTTGCGTCTTACCTAAAAGAACGTCCTGTACATTAGAATATCCATACTCACTCATATAGAATCTTTTCTGTGTGGTAACATCAGTTGATTTCTTAATTACGTCACAGAATAGTTCATATGCCTTATCATCATGTACTTTCAAATTTTGTTTGAGTACCTGTATCATCTTAGTTTGATACTTTAGTTTTCTACTGGATGCACCTTTGTGAATAAGTACTTCACCACCGTTCTTTTCTTCAAACCAATCTCTCAGGTGAAAGTATATATCTTCACCCATAGTCAACAAGAAGGATGACATGGTGTCACCTTTATATCTTAGGAAAGGTTTCATGCCATCATACATTGATGCACCTTTAATATTGCCGTATAAAGAAGTGGTCTCAAACAAACAAAACTCTGTCTTATACTTTCTGTTCAACATTCTCCGTACTTCATGCGAACAACAAATTGCAGCCAGTAACTTACCACCCAGATAATTAAATCCGAATGGTTGTACTGGAACTATATTAAACCCCATGATTGCCCGTTTATTAAAAATGGGCAAGTCGGGAACACCACCAAGAAAATCATTCCTTGGTTTGGAGTTTATTAGAGGTGAACCCAACTTGATAAATCCAACCGCCTTATTGGTAGTTGTTTCTTTGACCACAAGTTTCATTTCCTTGCCTGGCGCTTGGTCTGGTGAGAAAGATGCAGTCATCTCTAACATTTGATCAAACGATTGGTTAGGTACTTGTACGATTTCAAAGTTCATATCTTCTGGATGCATGTCCCATGATTGAAACATATCATCTTCTACACTCATACCAAAAAGAGGCGGTGGCAGTTTGTTCACCCTGTCTATCTTTCTGATACGAAAGTAATCATCTATCCTCTCAAACTGAGAAAAATAATCGATGACTAGTTTACTAGCATAAATTGTATCTTCTTTACTGAGATGCATAGTTAGACTCTTGGTCATTGAACCACGATGGTATTTGTCTGGATGTCCACTTTGCAAATCCTTTCTTTTCCTTGATGTAATATTCTCGGTAAGCATTGACTGTGATAGATTGTTTGCAATTGTCTGGCATGCATTGTGGTGGGTCAGTAAAAATACCTGTTGGGATATTGACGGGAGGCGTTGACAAGAAGTTCCGCAACTTATAATCTGTCATGTGTACTCTGCCATATCGATGCGTGTATTCATCACACAGAGAAACGAACAGTTCGTACATGTACTGATACTGTACTTTGTTTTTGCGAACCCATATAGCAGATGGGTGATTGACATGTGAGGCCTTGTACAGGACACCTTCGCGGTCTGACTCAGACAGTTTCCACCGTTGGATGCGTCTACCACTAGAGGCGTCAATGTAGTGGTCGCCATCGAGCATTCTGTGCGCGGTTGATAGTAGTTGCGCGTACTCGATGACCATCTTTACTACATGTTTATCGCAGTGATATGTCGCAGATTCGGCCGGTTGTCTGTGTAGATAAAATATGTTCATAATAAAGAAAACTCCAATTAAACTCTATATGCACACATGATCTCATATTCCAGACCAGAAGTCAAGACTTTTTTTCGTCTTTTACCTCTTCGGGATTGTCTGATAACTGGGGTATCTTTTCCTTGGCCAACTTGAGTGCCTCTTTATCATCTAGATATAGGGGGCGTCTTTTAGGCATCTTCTTATCTTGGTCAGCGTACTGCGCCTTGTGTTTCTCGGCATCATCTATCTGTTTCTTCATGTACTCAACAAAATCAGCTGACCCAGACTGTGCGCCTTCGGAATCCAACATACCTTGTAGGTCAAGGTTCTGAATATACTTGTACTTAGTGTCAAGTTGTTTCTTTTCCTTCTGGATACGTCTTAGGAAGGCGTAGTAGGTAATCTGTGTGAAGTAAGCAAAGGGGTTCTTGGACTTGTCATGGTCAAAGTTATCAATGTAGGTTATACAATTTTCTATTCCATCAAGAATCATCTCCTCTCTGAAAGTATAGTTCACAAAGTTACTCTTATAAGCCAAGTGATTGGCAATCTTAACCATACACTCACCGATGTACTCACCAACACGAGGTTTTGGGTCTCCCCTATCCAGTGCAGCTAATCGATTAATCCTATACTCAGTCATCGCAACAAGGAAATCCTTATTGTTGACGTAGTGCCTGCTTGGTGTTTTTGTTTTCTTAGCCATAGTCTTCTTCTTAGTTACTGTCATTATGTTACCCATTATATAGTATTGTTACCCAGAAGTCAAGCCCTTATTTATTTTAATTTAATTGCAAATAGTTCTTGACAACTGCCTGGAGATGATGTATAATACCTTGTCGTTTAAGGGAAGATGGCAGTAGCTGCTGCTAGTGAAGCACACGTTTCCTTCTGCCGACAATCTCTTCAACCATTTCTTTCAGTGTCTCCTCATCATATTCCGCACTATCAAGATAATCGTCAATGGTTTCTTGATTTATTACGTCATCGTCTTCTTCCGACATCTCACCTTCAATGTCTTCAAAGTATGTTTCCTTTAGTTCTTCAAATCCCTTTGCGAAATATTCACTCAGCGGCGCAATAGATAATACATTACTTTTATTTATTTCAAATGCGGTGGCGCTTGTAAATGACATCCAAGGTCTAATAGAATAGGCCTCTTGAGTTTTATTCACAGGGATTCGCATTACCTCCATTGGGTAATGAACCATATACTTACCTTCCGAGTCTAATTGAATAGACTCTTCAACATCAGCTACAATCTGTAGTCCACTTTCAAAACAGATTATCTTTGGTGAATGATTCATATCTTTGAGTTTACCTTAACTATCTTATAATCGAAAGATTCTTCGTTGTACATCTTAACTCTTTCAAGAAGGTGATTCAACGTGTAATTCTTTTTATCCTTCCAAGAGAGGTCATCTCCTACATCAAACAAGTTACACTTGTCTTTCTGTTCACTTTTTCTAAGTCCTCGACCAATAGACTGTAGGTTTCTGATTCTACTTTTACTGGGTGAGGCAAACACAATATTGTTTAGACTCCTTATATTTATACCCGTAGAAAAAGTTCCGTAACTGGCAATGATTATGGTGTCGGTTGATTGTTCAGTGAGTTTCCTTATCTCTTCTCGTTGGGTAGTCTCAGTACCACCGAACACAAAGTACACTGGGCGTTTTGTCATCTTCTTTATCATTTCGTTTAAGACTGCACCGTGTTTTTCTACAAACTGATAGAGTAGAAGTGTGTTGCCTTTCTGTGCAACAGTCAGTTTAGTAATGATATCATTCCTACCAACGTGGCTTACCAAGAAATCCATTTCTTCTGGGTAGGTCATTTTAGATACTAGTTTCCTCTCGTTGTCTGCATACTCAATTAACATACAAACAATTTTTAGTTCGGCGAGTTCCTTCTTGTCCATCAGTGTCTTGGTATCAGTTACTTTGTACACCTTGCCAAAGACTCCCTCCAACACTAGTCTATGCGTCTTAGTACCATCCAGCGTACCAGTAGTACCTATTCTGAATCTGGCGTTAACGCATTTGTCCATAAGTGTTTGCAAAGATTTTGCCTTGAATAGGTGGGCCTCATCGCCATAGACCACATCAAATTCTTCAAACCACGACTTCGGGTATTTGTAGATTGATTGCCATGTCGAGATAATTACATCAGCTTGGTTTGTCTTTTCTTTACCACCATATATCCTATGACAATACTTTTCTACACTGAAACCATTGTGTGTCGAGTAGTCGGCGAAATCACCGTACATCTGTTCTACTAAAGAGGTAGTAGGAACCACTATAAGTTGTTTCCTCCCTAAGGCGTGATGGTATCGCGCCAGAGAGTATATTATGAGGGACTTTCCGCTAGCGGTGGGTGATAGAAGGAGACTCCTGCCACGGTTGATTGCATCGTATATTGCGTTCTCTTGGTAGTCTCTTGCCTGTATTGGTTTTCCGTTGCCGTGTAGTTTTAATCTCTGGGTAAATTCTTTCACCTCTTCCATCGGCATGGATTCACCAATGTCATCCATCTCCAACACGACTTTGTATTCTAGTTGTTCTGCAAACTCCAACAGATAAGGTAACAGACCGACATAAAGTTCCATTGTCTGCATGTTGTACAAACGGATCTTCCCATCCCAGTGACGGTTTCTAAATGATGGCATGAACGAGGCTCCCGGCACCTCAAAGGTAAAGAAGTCAGAAATCTCCCTCGTTATGCCATCATCTGACGCAGCCACATTCATATGAACATGGTCTTTTTGTTTAATAAAAATCATATTATATTAGGCCGGCCTGTGTCTTGTTCCATTCAACGGCATTTTTGATGTCCCATGTACGCGAGTTTAAACTACGCAACACTCTATCAAGAAAGTCCACAGTTGTTTCTAGGTAATACACTTTATCTTGTTGTTTGATTACGTCACCATCTCCATCTAGTACTGACCTCATATCTGATTTGAGAACAGAGTTTTTTCTCCACGGTTCCCAACCAAGTGAGTCGAGTTCCTCTCTAGATAATTCCCCACGGAAGTATTCTGACTTGACTCTCTCGAGCCGGTGTAAGTCGGCGGCCGCCTTTCTTACTTGTAGTTTGAAATTTGATAAGTGGGTAACATACTTAGAGTGTAGAAGCGGCGTCCTAGTAGACGAGCTTCCCAAGTCTAGTTCATCGATTTTTGCGTCTGCCGCCCACATGTCTTGTAGTTCACTTAATGTTGCCATAATATACTCTAGGTTTACGTTACTGGTTTGATATTAAATATCCTGTACTTAAACGATGCAATCCCGA